ATCGGCCACAACGAAAACGGTGGATATGCCAACAGCATCGAAGCGCAAAACGCCATGTTTATCAGCGACTGCATCCGCCCGCTAGTTGAAGTAATCGAAATGGAGTTTACAAATAAGCTACTTAGCGGCCAGCGTAAGTTCCAAATGGATATTAAAGCGCTTATGCGCGGCGACATCGCGACCGAGGTGCAGCGTAACGTTAGTTACTGGAACATCGGCGTAATGAGCGCAAACGAAATTCGACGCATTGAGGGGCTAGCGCCTATCGAAGGCGGCGACGACTATAACAAGCCTATGCACATGGCTTCTAATAACGAAGAAAATGGAGAAGGAAATACGGACCCAGGCACTGCCGAAATCGGACAGTAACACGGTCGAAGGCTATGCCCTTAACTGGAACGAGTACGATATGGGCGCTTTTGTCGAACGCATCGACCCTAACGCCATTGGTGAATTACGGGACTACGACGTACACGCGCTGTATAACCACAACTACGACCAGGTACTGGCACGAAGCAAATACGGCGCAGGGACCTTGGAACTATCACAAGACGACAACGGCCTAAAGTTCCGCTTCGACCTACCCGATACCACGACCGGCAACGAGGTACGCACCCTTGTAGCACGCGGAGACGTTGACCAGGCAAGCTGGGCGTTTACCGTTAAAAAAGAACGCTGGGAAAACGTCCGCAGCGAAAAGCCCACGCGCGTCATTGAGCAAATCGGCGAAATGTACGACATTAGCCTTACGCCGCGCGGAGCTAACCCAACTACGTCCGTAGCTTTACGGTCGCTAGAAGAAGCCCTAAAGGCTGAACCCGAACAATTAACTAAAACCCCCGAAATTGTGGAAAATCACAACCAAGAATCGGAGACGCGCGCTACCGCTTTCGTAGACGCGTCAGCCGTCCAGGGCCAGCTTTCTAAATCAGAGGAGCGCAACCTGGCAAAATTTAACCTTATTAAGGCTATCAACGAAGCCCGCAGCGGTAAGCTTACCGGCATCGAAGCTGAAGTTAACCAGGAAGGCATGAACGAAAAGCGCAAGCTTGGAGTAGACGTGCGCGACATGCACGCCATCAACTTGCCCGAAATGTTCACCAAGCGTACCCAGTCTGTAACCGGCGGAACCGGTGGCAACTTGGGCGGCGACTTGGTATTCACCGAGCCAGGCCGTTACATTGACTTTTTGTACCCTAACACGCCCCTGCTTTCTCAAGTTTCAGTAGCTGAGAACTTGGTAGGTAACGTAGAGTTTCCAAAGCAAACCGCAGCCTACAACCTTAACTGGCAGACTGAGACTGGAACCGATACGGCCCAGGACATCACTTTTGACAAGGTAACCATGAGCCCAAAGCGTGCCGTTATCACTGCGTCAATGAGCAACCAGCTTTTGCGTCAAGAGTACAGCCGCGGAATTGAGCAGCGTATCATTAACCAGCTCAACCTTTCCTTTAACAAAGGCCTAGAGAACACCATCCTTAACGGTACTGGTTCATCTAACCAGCCTAGCGGCATTTACGCAGAGCTTGCAGCTCAAGCTTTGACTATCGGAGCAATTGACTACGCCGACCTTATCGCGTTTGAAAGCGCTTTGGCTAACGCCGACGCTTTGACCGGCAACCTGGCTTACGTTACGCACCCAGCTGTTTTGGCTAAATTGAAGCAGACCAAGCTTGACGCAGGTTCGGGCCGTTTCCTCGTTGAGGGTACGCTTGACCCAGTACAAACCGCCAACGGTTACAACATCCTTAGCACTACTCTTTCACCAGTAGCTACCGGCAACTACGGTATGATCTTCGGTAACTGGAGCGACGTGCAGGTAGGATTCTGGGGCGGTGCTACCCTTATGGTAGACCCATACACCAATATGAAGTCATCAATCGTAGAAATCTACCTTGAGCGCTTTATGGACGTTGCGGTATTGCGCAACGCTTCGTTTGCTTTGGCAACTGATATTACTATCTAAACATGGTAACGGTTAGCAGTTATACCCCTATTTCGGTAAACCTTACCGAATTAAAGGCCTTTTGCCGCGTAGACGGTAGCGCAGACGACGCGCTACTAACTATGCTTTTCAGCGCAGCGGTAGAAGAATTTAACAGCTACACCGGCTACCGTTTAGGTGCTACAACTGTAACAGTGGACACCGTGGGGCTAGAGTCTTATACTCTGCCCCTGGGTCCGGTTACGGCTATTACGAGCGTAACAGCTTACGACGACGAGGGCGCTACTACGATACTAGCCCTTTACGACGACTACACCTACATAAACACCGTGCTTGCGCTGAACGAAACGCCCGCGCGCATGGTAATAGTTTATACCTGCGGCGACACCAACCCGCCCGCAGACGTGAAGCACGCGCTGTACCAACGCGTTAAATTTGGCTTTGACTACGGCGACGACCTGCCGTACAATACAAACCGTTTCTTTGACCGCCTAGCGTTCCGCTACCGCCAAAACTTTAGCTAATGCTTGACCTGCGCGTAGAGCTTTTCCAGCCGACAACTGTACCAAACAACAGCGGCCAGGTCATTAAGTCCTGGGCCAGCGCTGGTACTTTCTACGCAGGTCGCGACGTGCTACCGCAGGCAGGTTCGGAAAACATGCCTTACGACCAAATGGTGAGCGCAGCGAACTACACCTGGCGCTTACGCTACGGCAACCCAGTGAAAGCCAACTGGCGCCTAGTATTCGGAGACGAAGACTACGACATAGTCAGCGTAGTACCCGAAGGGCGACGCAGGTACCTGCTCGTTAAAACCCGACTGCGGGACAATGGCACGCGGTAAAACAGTCTACCTACGCAGCGAAAGCGGACGCGTAGAAGATTTTGACCAGTTCCGCAAAAGACTAAGCAAACTAGGTACGTCTGAAACTTTGCGTTTTAGAGAGCTTCGGAACCTCCTAAAGCAGGAAGCTAGGCCGCTAGTAGAAAAGGCCCGCAAAGAGGCTTATAATGACACCCAAGCCAAGGCTAGGTACAAGGTTCGCAGCGGCGAGACAGCAAAGAAAAGCGACAAGGGCGCATTTATGAACCTTTACCAAAGTATAAACGTGTTCCCTAACAAGGGCGACGTAAAAGCTTACGTAGTAGTAGGCCTGCGTTCGCAGCGCAAACGAGGCGCATATTACGCCCCCTGGCAGCTTATGGGCCGAAAGGATAACCATTTCCCCGCGAAGCGCTTTATTGATAAAGCAGTAGACGGCAGCGGGGTAGCCGAAAAGGCAGCGCAAAAAATTAGTAACTTTGTACAAAGGCGAATAAAACAGCACCTGCGGTGAACTACCTACAATACATATACGACGCGGTCAGCGCTAGCACAGCTACGCCGGTATATTCGTATGCAGCCCCGCAGGGCGTAGCCGAGGACTTTATAGTAATCCAGCTTAACGGTTTAGACGTAAGCGAAACAAAAGACAACTACAAAGCGGAACGCGTAGCATCTACGCTGTTTTTTCACTTTGCCAACGCTGATACCGCACAAAGTACGCTTGCTACCGTGCGCGCTTACCTGCAAACGGTACACCACACTTTTACCCTAGCCTACATGGACGGGTTACAAATGTTCTACAACGAAGACGACGAAACGGTAATACTTGCCGCAGATTTCACTTTTTTAATCAATTACTAATGGCTACAATTTCCGGCGGCGAAGTCCGCCTATTTTTAAGCACAGACGGCACGACCTACAAGGCCTTTGCCGCCGAAACCGAGTGCAGCTTCGAAATGAACGCGGAAACGCGCGAAGTAACCTCAAAAGACGTAGCGGTATTCCGCAGCTACGTAACCAGCGCTAAGACTTGGAGCGTTAGCGGCACTATGCTGCTAGGCGACGACGACGCTAGCAACTGGAACCCCGACGAGCTTTACGCTAAGGTGGGCGACGTGGTTTACCTGCGCATTACCCAGGTAGCGGCTGGCGGGGTAGCACCTATTACGGGCGAAACCAAAATCGAAGGCCAGGCAATCCTTACCCAGCTTTCGGTTTCTGCTCCGGACAAAGACAACGGTAGCGTAAGCTTTAGCCTAAACGGTACTGGATCATTTACCGTAGGAACAAACTAAGCCATGGAAGGGAAAAAGTTTACGCTGGGGGCAGCGCTTTTATTCGAAGAAGTAACGGGGAAAACCGTTACCGACATGGGAAACTTAGGCCTAGCAGACATGCTAGCCATGCTTTACGCTCAAGAATTTTGGAACGTCACCGACCGCCCAAGCTTCGACGAGTTCAAAGCCATG